TTGTTCGACGCCGGCGAGTATCCGGCGCCACACCGCGCGATGGAAGCGAGGGCGTGGCCCTCCTGGACGATCAGGTATGCGAAAGCTGATCCAAACAGCGCGAGAACGTAGAGGATGGGCCGCAGCACTCGATCAACGATCAAGTCGCGGCGACGAAGGAAAGCCTCGTCGTGGTATTTCATGGTGCTCGCTCCCTCTGGCTGAAGGGGCGGGCTCAGCTCGCGCGGCGCTGCTGTCGGTTCTGCTGTTCGTAGAATTCGACGGCCTTGCCAAGTTCGGGGTCTGACATCATCAGCTCCTTGTACTTGGTCGCGCTCATGCGCTCGATCTGCTCCCGTGTGTATTTCAGCCGGTTAGTTGGCTTCGGCTGAGTGCCGCTCACATCTGAGGAGCGGAATCCAGTCGATAGCCTGGCTGGAACCCTCGGCTGTGCGGCTGGCGCGGGAGCAGTACGCTCGGCCCCGTTCGCGGAGGGTTGCGTTTCTCGGTTTTCGCCTTCGTCATTCTGCTCGGCGTGCGATGGCGCCTGGAGCAGGTTGGCGGCCTTCAATTCCTCGAAGGCCCTGGTGTAGTTGGCGACGTTGGTGGGGCCCAGGCCGAGCCGCTTCATGTACTCGGTGAGCGTGCGCTTGTTGTGGTCGCTGGGGTACCAGTCCGGCGTGTTGCTAGCAAACAGCGTCGCGGCATCGACTGCCGTGCGCGTGCGCCGTTCCTCACGTTCCTCTGCGCGGTCGCGGTTGAGGTCCTCGACGGACCCGACTGCGGCCTCGACGACGGTGAGAATAGCGTCCTCTACCTTTCCGGGGTTGTTGAGATCGGCTACCACCTGCATCCGCTGGCCGTCGTTCAGACGCGGTCGCGTCCCTTTGAGTTCCTCCACGCGGCGGTCGCCGTTGATTGCGGAGTCTGCCAGTTTGTCGGTGATTTCCTCGCGGGTTCCATAGACGATTTTCGGCTTCACTTTGCCGCTGTCGTCAGTGATGGTCAGTTTCCACTGACCGCCCCCGAGATCCTGCCAGGTCTTAGCCATCGCGTTCCCCTTCGCCTTCGTCCTGCGCGTTGAACTCCATGCCGCGCAAGCTCTGGATTACTTCGCTGAGATCCGGGGCCTGTTTTTCATCCGGTTCTAGCGATTGATTGTTGTAAGCATTTAACACTTGCTTCTGGACATAAGTAAAGAACAACCACGAGGCCTTTGCAACAGCAAAAGTGAGCAGAATCTCGTCGCGGTTGCCGAGCGGGGTGTTGATGTGCGCGGTGTCGAGCGAGATGCAGGCCCGCTCCATGACGTTCAAGAGCGTGTTCTGGTAGCGCGAATCTTTGTAAAGACTTGCGAGCTCGCCCTGCTCCTCGGGCGAAACGAGGACCTCAGTAACGACTAAGGTCCTCCCCTCTCTCAGCTTCGGCTTGGAGGTTCCCCTGCTCACTGGCCGGTAGCTTCGCCGGCGTCGTCGGCGCCGTCCCCTGGGACCGCTGCAGGTGCCGCGCTCCCGAGAGATTGTGCAACTGTTTGGTTAGGCGAGAGCTCGCTCGCTGGCGCGGCCGGTTGCGCTGTCGCGCCGCCCATCGCTGCCCGCACACGATCGTTGGGGCTCAGATTCGGGTCCATCGCGGCATTTGCCGTCTCGCCTTCGGGCTGCTCCGTCTCGTCGACATCGCCGTTCGTCTCGCCTGCGGTTGCTTCCTTCGTCTGCTGCTCGGCCGCTGCGGCATCGAGATCGGCTGCGCTCGGGTCGCCGGCGTTTCCGGCCGGTCCGTGGCCTGCCCTAATTGATGATGAACTGCACGCTGCGGCGAGCTTGCCGATCTCCTGGATCTTGGCCTCGTCGTCGCCGCCCGATTGCTCGGCCAGCTCGTAGATCGCGCCGATTGCTGAGCGCGTGATCTGAGTGATCGCGTCGATCGCTGCTTTCGCGACTTCGGCGCTGACTTCATTTTGCATGATGTTCTCCTTTTCTGGCTGGCGCGCGGCGCGCGACGTTTTTTGGTTTCGATGGATTGTAACCTACCGCATGGTTTATTTGAGATCCTCTACCAGATCTCGCGGTCCGAACTTCTCGACATATTGCTCGTAAGTGAGCTTCATGCGCTCCTGATGAAAATAATCGACATGGTATCCGCAGTACGGAAGCCGGAGGCAGTCGACCGGGTTTCGATAAACGCGGAGCAAAGGGGCTCCGCACACGACGCACCGCAACCTGCGCGGGGCGATCTTCCGCTTGAAGTATTCGAGGATTTTTCTCATCGCCCCGCGCCTAGCCTTCCGAGGTAGTAGCTGCCGAAAGCCGTCTGCCCACTGACGACGAGAATCTTCTTTTCCCACGGTGGCTCGTCGGGCACGTCGTAGAGGTTAACGAAAACGTGGATCATGCCGGGCACATAGAGCGACGGCGTGAGGTAGTACAGCCCGCGGCTCACTTGGCGAGCGCCGAATCGGGGCATGCCCTCGGCGTCGATTTGGCCCTCGGTTTCGTGTTCGATGAGTAGGGGAAGGAACGCGCCTGGTCCGAGGCGCACGCGAATCTCGCCGTCGACGAATCCTGCGACGAGTCGATCGCCTTTGTAACCGGTGAGCGGTTCGAGCCATTTACAAAATACCTGGCCCACTGGCTCCGATGGATCGCTGAACTGCTCGTATGCCCCTTCGACCCACTTTGCGACGTCATGAATTGTTTTCATGAGCGGTAGCTCCTTACCCCGGTAGGGGCCTTTCTACGCGCCTGGCGGCGCGAAAACACTCTGGTTTGTATCCTCTCGATCCCAGCGGCGCTCGTCCCAAAGCGCGGCCTCGTCGCTGGCCTTGCCGAGCATATCCTTGGCGAGATCGGCCTCGTTCTGCTGGTCGATCTCGGCTGACTTCGCGGTGTGGCGCGCGCCGATCGCGGCGATCTGTCCCTGCACACGCTGCACGCCTGGGTTGTTTTGCTGGTACTTCTGCGCCTCCTGCGCGTTCATGGGCCGGATCAGCTCGCGCGCGTTCTTCCATTCGCTCACTTCCATGAACATTTCGAGGAGCTGCTTCACGTCGACGATCCAGCCGATCGCGTTGAGCTGCTGGATAAGCGGCTGGTTCTCGAAGATCTGCACCATGAGGGGCAGCGCCTGGGCCATCGCTTTTTTCGCGGCCAGGTGCGCGCCGGCCAGGCACTCAAAGCGGTCCTCGCTCTGGTAAAAGTTCGCCGCGTCGAGATCGAACGCCAGACCGAGATCCTTGCCCAGGACCTCGCGGATCTTCGACGGCGCCATGCGGTCCTTGACGAAGAAATCCATCAGCTCGACAAAGGGCAGCAGTACTCCCATCACAAAGTGGCCCACGGGGCCCTGAATCTTGGCCGCGTTGGCTGAGATGATGCCGCCCGCGCCGGTGGCCGTGCGCGCGGCCGAGCTGCCCCGCGCGGGCAGGTTGCCTTGCGTAAAAGCCTGGTCTGCTCCGGTTGTGTTTTCCGCGTTCTGAGCTGCGGCCTGCAGGACCGCGAAAACTTCCGGTGGCACCTTCGGCGTTTCGAGGATGCCGAACGCATCGGTGACCTTCCCACCTGGTCGCACGTCCACGTCGATGATTCCGCCGAGCCGATTGCGGATCTGCTGCGACGGCACGTTTGCGCCGCGATCGCGGAGATACGACTGATTGATCGCGTAGCTCAGAATGTCGAGCGTCGCGTCGGTCAGTCCCTTGTCGATGCGCTGGTCGCTGCCGGCGAGGCGTCCGACGCCGATGCCGAAACCTGCGTTCGGTATGTTCCAAAAATTCGCGGCGAACGCGGGAATGAAGGGCAGGCCGTGCTCCTCCTTGCGGATCAGCACGCCGCCTGTGCCGCCCTGGGGTACGAGAACGGTGTAGACGTAAGTCGGGTCCCAGCGTTCGAGCATTTGAATCGGCCGCAGCATCGGATCGGCGCTCGCCGGTTCGTCGGGGTTTTGCGCGTGGTGGATCGCCCAATTCTGGCCGCCCTGGTTGAGCATGACCTGGCTGGGCGTCGCCGCGTTCTGGTCGTGCGTCATGAAAAAGGCTTTCAGCTCTTCCTCTGGCGGGATGTCGTAGCCGGATACGATTTCGCCTTGTTCGTTTTTTTCATTCTGCTCGCGCAGATCGTTCAGATCTTTGAAGGTGGGATAGGCGACGAACACGACGTATTTCGCGCCCAGGTGGAGCGCGTTCGGTTCGCGCCAGGTGGGATCGATCAGCACGCTCCCCAGCTCGCACACTTCGAGCGTCATGCCCTCCTCGATCACTTCCGTCTCGCCCTTGATGATCTCGTCGCTCTCCTTGGTGTGCACGACGAGTTCGCCGCCGAAGGGCAGCGACTTGCGGATCGGGGCCGCCCGCGGCTTCCGGATTTTCTTCTTCTTCACGTCGCGCCGCCAGCCGGGTTTCATGATGACGGTGCCGAACGTGGTCATGTATTCAAGGCCTCGCTCGGCTGTCTGCTCGAAGCGGCACTCGTCCATCAGCGCGCCATAGAGCGCGGTTTTCGCGCGCGCCGTGGTTTGGCTGGTCGCGGGCCTGGGCCGAATGATGAACGGGGGCATCTCGTAGAAGATCCCGCCTTTCATCGAGGGGACCAGGCTGTTGACGTGCTTCGCGACAGTGAACCGCGATACATTCGCGCGCGCCACTGTTGAACCCTCGAAAGCCTGATTCGTGCGCGGCGACTGGTAGAGCACATCGCTCTCGCGCCAATAGAGATTCCATTGCTTTTGGTCGATGAAAGTACGCGCGCGCTCGGCGTCCTGAATGACGAGGCTCACGGCGCCGTCGTCGGTGTACCTGGGATCGAGCGTCGGTCCCATCACCTGCACGTCGGCCGCTTCGATCCGGTTCGACCCGTTCACCTGGTTCTTTAGGGGATTTATATACATGAGTCCCTTTTCTCCCCGTCTGCCTGCCGAATCGCTAAATCCCGACACGATACCCGGTCGAGTCCAGTTGCCTTCGATACCTGTCCCTCAGACAATACGCCTTCCCGATACAGCCGGATGAGCGCGGCCTCCATTGAACGCAGGCGCTCGTTCCAGCGTGCCATGTAGATCGGTTGAGGGTGGCAGCACGCTCCGCCATGGCCCCGCTCACCATACTTCTCACGACGCGTCTTCCATGCTCGCTTGCGAACATCGGCGACTGCTTCACTCATCGCAGAACTCAGTTCTTCGACTGCTTTCATGCGTATCCGTCCTTCATGGTTTCGTCTTCGTTGTCGTCATAGAAGTCTTCCGCGTCCACCTGACAATCACAGTCGCCGCACTCAGGACATCCGCCGCATACTCGGCAAGGCGGGCAACTCATATCCCAATCGTGGCCGCAATCCTCGGCTAAGTCGTGATCGCAGGAGCATCCCGGCCCGATGCAGTCTTCGCATTGCTCATGGGCACAAGCAGGGCAGATCACCGTCTCATTCATCACCATACTCCGAGGGAGTCAAGTATGTAATTCCCTTCTTTAGCCTGGCCATCGGCTCGCTCCTTGGTTACTCGAATCCTTCGCAGGGGCAGTCGAATTTTCCTGCGTCGTTTTTGTGCTTACAGTAATTGGCCTCGTGCACCTTCGCCGGATGGCCGCAGCTATCGCACGTCTGCTCCGGCCCCGGCCAATCGGCGAACTGGCCGATCACGATTTTCGTCACGTCGATTGTTTCTGCGCTCATCCTGACAGCCCCGGCATGATGTCGTCGAGCCCCGCGCCTGGTCCCGCAGGCCTCCACTCTTCTTCGACCTCTTCGATCGGGTTCGCCGGCGCTGGCTGCGACTGCCCGAAAACGCGATCGTAGGCGTCCTGCTCGATGTAGGCCTGAAACTGCTCCTCGTCCTGCGCCTCGAAACCCTCGGCGGCGATCGACCCCGGCAACTTTGAGGCGACTCTTGCGATCACGGCGGCGACTTCCCATTCTTCTATCATGCCGAAGTGATAGAGCTGCCTGAAAACTTCCTGCACGTTGGGGATGCCATCGGCGAAAAGCAGGCGCCCAGCGAGCAGGTGAGGCTCCGCGGCCTTGATCGCCAGGGAGCGCGCGGTGTCGTCCTGCAGGAACTCGCTCCACTGGATCTCAATTCGAAAGTCCTGTTCCAGCGCTTCGTTGCGGATGTGGGGCACCATCGTGTGCGCGCCTGGCGTCTCCTCGATTTCGACACGGTGGCACTCCCATTTTTTAGCCAGGCTAACCAGGCGCACCGCGAGCGCGGTCGGCGTGAACTGGCCGCGCGCCACGTCGACGATGCTCATGCGGTTGCCCGTCTCGATTCCTACCGCGGCGGCGGCGTTCTTGCACTCTGCATACTCGAAGCGCCAGCAAATATGCGCCTTCCCGTCGAATTGTGTGGCGGGTTCCTTCACTTTTGCCGCGTTGAGCTTGTCAATCGGGAACGTGGGCCGGAAATTCCCCTCGGCGACGTTCATATACTGCGTCCAAAAGCTGCTTTCGTCGATCCGCTTCTCGGTTCTCAGGAATTCCCATGAGAGCTGCTTGGGGAATTGGAGCACAACGTCGGCGGATTCCAGCTCGTCGTCGTCGAGTTTCAGCGCATGCGGCTTGCGGATATAGGCGGGGCGCCAGAGCACGATGGTTTCGTCGCCGGCCTTCTGCATCATGTCACCGCACAGGTCCATTGGCCCGTACCTGGTCGCGGTCACGTCGAGGTAGCCCGTCTCGCCTAGCATCTTGAGGTTGATGTAGAAGTTCGTCCGCACCTTCCGCAGCGAAAACGCCGTCTGCGAGTTGCGGTTGTCCTGCACGTCCTCGCTCTTTATCACGTCCGGGTGCCAGCCTGAGAGGCTCTGCTCGATCGAAACGCCCTTGAGCGTCGGATCGCGCCGGAATCTGGTGCGCGCGGGTGTGATGAACTGCCCCGCCTTGGCCTGGCTCGTCAGGATCAGTTCGGGAAAGCACTGGTGGAGAACTTTTCGCGGCTGCCCGTCCAGGCAAAGGAAGTGACTCGCGACCTCTCCGACGAAGGCATCCGCGAGCGGCGAGTCGGGCGAGTTCGACGCCGTCATCACCATGATCGCGATCTCCGGGAAAGCGCAGATGAGTTGCACCGAACTCGCGATGTTAAAGGTGGTTTTGAAAGTTTTTCGGGGAAGGAGAATGATGCGGCGCCGCTTTGAGTGCTGGTGCTCCAGCGGTCGTGTTGGGTCGATCTTGATGAACACGTCGGCTACTTCGCGGTGGCTTTCTTCTTCCACCTTGTCGTAGCCGAGAACGTATTTGGTCAAGAAAAACAGGTCGGTGATGATCGCGTACCGGAGCTGCTGCCGGTAGACTTCATCGGCTTCGATCCTCGCCACATCAATCGGGTCGTACATGGGCCTCGCCTACAAGCCGGCTGCTGCTGGGGGTGCTGCGCCTGCGCCGGCAGCTGCATCGCCCGCGCCCTCCGCACCTGCTGGCGGCGCCTGCTCGGGCATTTCGCCCGCTTCCGGCTGGTCGCCCATGTGCTCGTCGATCATCGCGTGCAGCGCCTTGTTATCGGGGACGGCGTGCGGTCCTTCGTCGTGACTGTGGCCCTCGCTGTGTGGACCTTTGCCGAAGTGTTTTTGTGTGTGCACGACGTGGCCGCCGCTGGCGCCGCGCTCGATCCTCATGCCGTGCGTGTGGGTGGGCTTGTGCTCCTTCTTCCCCAGCGCATCGTGAATCCTGCTTTCGTCCATGCTGCTCCTCTTTTCCGGTTGAGAAATGGGAAGTGCGCGGCGCCGCCCTCCCAGGCCTGCGCCGCCCGCTCTCGCTCTCGGCTAGAAGCCGAGCTCGAAGTTGTACAGGTTGCCGATGTTGAGTCCACCCGTGCCGAAGGTGAGCGCAACTCCGACGTAGAACACCGGATCGGCCGGTGGGACAACAGTCCCGCCCTGGGTGACATTGGCGTTGGTGCCGTTGATGCCGGTGAGCGCCGCGCCGCCGTTCCCGAGTGCCGCGGCTCCGTCGTAGAGGTCGTTGATGAGCTGCTGGAAAGTACCTTGCAGCGTGCCGCTCAGCGAGTCGAATTGCAGGTCGGCCTGGATGTACCAGGAACTCCATGCATTGTTGACGGCGCGCGCGGTGCCGGCTCCCATCAAACAGGTCCAGTTGCCGATGGTGAGCGGCGTCGCCGGAATGGTGAGGGCGGAGAAGAGAGAGGCTTTCGCCGTATAGTTCCCGGCTGTGTAAAGGTCGCCCTCGGCGCGGATGGTGAACCGCTTGCCTTCGAGGATCAGTTTGCCTGGCACGGGAATCGTGCATGGCACGGCGGCGTTCGATGAGAGCGCAAAAACCTGCGCGTTGGTGGTGTTAGCGATGACCGGGTTCGCCGGTTGCGCCCGTTTAATCGCGAGACTGGACATTGTCGATTCTCCTCAAGAGAACAAGATTCGGCTAGGTTGAGGCCGTGCTCTCAGATTGCGCCCGCTGGCTCGGTTTCGGCAAGGACCTTTTTTGGGGACTTATATACTTGAGTCCCTGTTGTCCCGAACGCTCTGAATTGCCGATGGTCCAGAATGATTGATCAGCGATCCACCGTTGGCTCTGATCCGGTCTGCCAAGGCTTTCCAGGCTTTAGCTCTCGATTCGTGCGGTTCAGTCAGCAACTTTCCAGAGCGAGAGTCGTAAACGTGCCATACATCCCTATGTCTGACATGGTTCGCCGCCCTTTTCTCGACTCTGGCGAAGTGAACTATTCTGCGGACATACGCTTCATTGCTGGTTGGGCCGTGCATCGCCATCATTTCCTCCAAGGGAGTTAACTACGTAATTCCCCTTTTTTGCCTTCGGTCTGCGACCGCGCTTCATCTTCAAGCGCTCGCGCGCGAATTCACGCCACAGGGCGCGCTGCTCCAGTGTCGATGGCTTGTTGCAGAGGCGGCAATATCTCGAATCGCGGCGGCGGCGGCGAACCTGCCGGATCGCGGTCGCACACTCATCCGAGCAGGTCGATCCTTTTTTCCAAAATCGGGCCCACGGTATCTTGTTCCCGCAGTGAGTGCAGAAGTAGGGGCTCAACTCGTCGCCTTCCGGCGCCGCGGCTGCTTTCGTCGCAGGGTTCATTTCAGTTTTCTCCGTTTGGTTTTGTGAGTGCTTCAAGCACGGCGGTCACCTCGTTGATGGCCTGGCCGCTCTCGATCATCTTCCGCGTGTACCGCAGCAAGGTCCATCCGGCCAGCACCAGTGCGTTGTACTTGTCCAGGTCGCCCGCGAATCGGCTGCGGATGCGGTGCACG